CCACACCGATAACCCCGTGAACAGTATAATCCCCACCCGCCGACGTAACGGCGTAATCGGAAGCGCCATACGTGCGAAGGGTCCGAATATCCGGCTGATTATCATACCATCTGATCCACTCAGCCTTAAAATAGTCGCCCGTGTCAGGCACCGGCTGTTGCTGGTAGAGCGCCGACCAGTTCCGCGTGTCGCGCTTTGCCTCGGCAAACATTGCCGGCGTAAACCATTCCGGCCACAGGAGCTCGCCCGGGGCGCGGCCTAGCGGATCGTCCTCGCCAGCCTCCGCAGGTAGGCTCAGCACTTCCCATTGCTCGCCCCCGACCTCCTGCTCGGCGAGAAGGCGCCCCGAAAGATCATCTTCGTGCCACCTGGTCGCAATGACCACTACGCGCCCGCCAGGCTTTAGACGCGGCCAGAAGTCGGCTTTGTACCAATCCCAGACCCGTTGCCTGATCGATGCACTGTCAGCTTCCGCGCGCCCTTTGACCGCATCATCGATTATTCCCAGATCGGCGCGCCGCCCGGTAACAGATGCGTCCACGCCAACCGCGTAATACTCTCCGCCTCGCTCTGTCTCCCATCGACCAGCAGCCGCATTGTCTCCGGAAAGGCCGAAACCAAAAATCCGGCGGAACTCTGCCGACCCCACAAGGTTGCGAACCCTCCGTCCGAATCGCTCGGCGAGTTCTCCGGCATGCGATGCGCCTATGATGCTGCGCTTCGGGTTGCGCCCGAGGAACCAGGGTGGGAAGAGGATCGAGGCGTATGTGCTTTTGGCCGAGCCGGGTGGCATGCTGATCATCAGTCGGGAAATGTCGCCGCGCTCGACCGCCTCCAGCTTCTCTAGTAACAGCCGATGATGCCGTGCCGGCACCGTATCGGGGCTAAGGACGGCGATGCATTTTGCCAGCGAGCGCTGCGCCTCGACACGCATTACGACTTCCTGCGCCGCGAATCGCTGTCCCTCCTCAGGGGTCAATCGTCATACCCTCCGCTCTCGCGCACGGCTTCATCAAGGCATCAATCCGCTCTAGCATCGACGTGTCCTGCGACATTATGTCTCAGCAGGATGCCGACGGGGGATAGAATGGGGGAACGGCCTCATGCTGGTAGGTCTGTTGCTAGGGTTTCTGCGGGTCTTCGTCATCGGGTTCGACGGAGGACACATCCGTCGCACTGTGCTCGATCTGCGGTGCCGGGGCGCGACCTTGGGCGATCGCGAGCAGCTGGTCGAAGTCCATCTCGGCGAAGCTGGACGACCGCGTGATGTGCTTCCGGTCGATGAACATGCCGATCTCTTTGCCGAGGAGTTCGAGAGCACGGTTGGCAACGGCACCTTCGTATCGGAACTCGCCGATAGGATTTCCATCCTCGTCCGTGGCCTGCACGGCTTGGAGCGCGCGTTGGGCATTTTCGCGCAATCGCTCCATGACCCAGGCCTTATCCACGGTAGCGGCGATGGCCGCTCGTTCAACGGATGTGTGTTCAAAATCAGCACGTTGTGAGAGAATTTCAGCGACTCGTGCTTTAATGTGTTCTGCTCGTGCTCTGGCGGCTGCGTTATGCCGATTTTCCTGGTATCCGGCCAAAACGTGAGCTTCTGCGGCACTTTTGCCGGTGGCAAGGAGTTGAGCGAAGCGCTCCCATCGTGGGTTCAGCAGCATGGGCATCAACACTTATTATTCCAGGATCAACACAGTTGCAAGCACAGGCCGCCCCGCCCCCCTTTGGGCCTGACCGGGTGGTTGGGCGTCATCCCCATAGGCGTATGCGATGGTGGTGGTCCGGTGTGGCGTCCGGGGGTCGTTGCGGGCGAGGCACGGCCGGGCGCGGTCGGGGCGTTTCTTGCTGCGGCGGTGCGGGTTCCTCACGTTCCGGCTTGCGCCGTGCTGGAGGGTCGGGTTCCCGCGGGAGCAGAGCCGCTATTGCGTCGCGGCCTAGATTACGGCGCAAGCGGAGGTTGAGGCAAGGGACCCGCGCCCATAGCCGAAAAGATAGCTCGAACAATCGTCCTCGCCCGCTCACAAGCCGCTCGATCCCACTCCTCAACCTCCGCTACCCGTTCCTCGCAGGACAACTGCTCGACGCCGGCGACCAAGCTGAAATGCGCGGGATCAACTATCTTCGCAAGCATATCGACCAATTCGTCGCTCGGAGGCTCCAGCAAGCGGCAGATGATGGCCGTCTGACGGCTGACAGGGACGCCTGAGGGTGCGTCGGTTATCTGCCGGACGAGGGTGGGGAGGGAGAGGCCGAGGAGTGCCGCGGCCTCTGCCTGCGTGATGGCGCGGGCGCGTATCCACGCGCGGAGCTCGGCTTTGGTCAACGCAACTGCTCCAGTTGCTCGATCAACGGAAGATCGTCGATCATATAGCGATTATCGGGAGCATCGAAAAACTCGCGCACGCAACAAATAGCTGCGTCGACCACCGACTCGGCAGCCTCGATCACAACAACGCCTGACCTGATTTGATTGCCCAATTCCTCGTTCGATAATGCCCTGCGAAACGCCTCGTCGAGCGCCATCGGCGTTGCATGTTCCCGAGGCGTCACATAAAACGCGGGCACATGAAACGCGGGCTTGCGTCGGTCGATCACATAATAAGCTGGCGGATTGCTCGCGCCACGATCACGTCTGAAGATTACCTGTGTCATCGCTCATCCCCTTGTCCAACACCCCCACCCTACCGCATGATGCACAACGCACGATGCGTCATTCCTGCATGGCTGGCATGTGAGATATGCGATTGCGTCGTACCGCATTCTGCGTCATTGTCTGTTCACGGCAATGGTGCCGCAGGGGATTGGGCAGATGACGCAGGACATTCGCTTGACGAGCAGAACATCCGGCTGGATCGCGATCGAGAATGCCGGCGGACGCAACAGCGTCAGGACCGCCGAGTTCCTCGCAAAAGCCAAGGCGGCCGGTAGCTTCACGCCGGTTTGCTTCGGCGACAAGGGATATGCCGGCGCCTCGACACACGCCATAAAGCGCGAGCATATCGTCGGGTTTCAAGACTGGGCGTTCGAGCATGGTCTCAACGCCGCATTCGACAGCGCGGCTTGAGGAGGACGGACAATGACGAGCAAACGGGCGCGGAATGCGATCAGCCGGGCTTACATCCGGCATTACAGCGACAACAGGCAGACGACGGCGTACGTCGAATGGAGCGACGGCAGCCGCACCGAAGGCCACGCGCATATTCTCGGCGATAAGCCGGGCGGGCAAGGGTGGCTGTTTACCTGCGGCGATCACATGACCGCCCTGTTGCGCCGCGCTGAACGTGACGGGTTGCCGATCGAGCGCGAAATTTGGTGAACAGGCCCATAAACGCCCGCACAGCGCGATTTGGGTCCGGGGGCTCTCGACCCTTCCCTGCACTCACGCCTCGAATTTGGGGCATTTTGAGCCATCGTAGGAGAAACCGATGACCGAACCAACTCCCGGACCATGGAAAGCTCGATACAACGGATCATGCTGGCAGATCGATGATGAACACGATGCCGTGGCGACGACGCAATTTTGCTATGCACCAGCCGGCGAGGCCAATGCCCGCCTAATTGCCTCCGCCCCGGAGCTTTACGAGGCGTTGGAGGCGATGATTTTTGCGCACGACACAATCCAACCAATGGACTTCGAGAAAGCTCGCGCCGCTCTCGCCAAAGCCCGAGGCGAGCCATGATCCCGCAAGCGCAGTTCGCCGCGATCCTCGAGGCCGCCAACGCCGCGGTCGACAAGCGCATGGCCGAGCGCGAGGCCATACGCCCGCTGATGCCGCTGTTTCCGGGCTTCACCTGGGCGCAGATCCATCGCGGGCTTACCGTGCCGGCGGTCGGCCTAACCCTTCCGTAGCAGATCGCGCCGAATTTCCGCACGCAGCCTGTCCCTAATCCCGGGCAACAAACCTGCCCAGCGGGCTCTTAACCTGCCCGGGTCTTCGTAATGCATCATTTCAATCGGCGATGCCCTAAAGCCGCTGCTGATGGAATGATCGTTGATCGGCAATAGCCCAGCAGCTTCAATCGTCGCCTTGATTTCCGCGCTCTCCAACGAGCACCCGACGCGCCGCATCTGCCTTCCGATCATGTCGACCGAGAAACCTTTGCGGGTATAATTCTCGATCGCCGCACGCTGTCCTTTTGTCATGATGCCGATCCCACAATCCGCCCAACCCCCTCGGTCGCCTTGAGCACCGCTCGCATCCGAGCCTCCAGCGCATCGCACCGCTGAAAGAGCGTCGTCGGAGGCGGGCGCTTTGGATCGGCGCTCGGCGAGCCGTGCCGGTGCCAAATGCCGGCAACCGTGTTCTTGGTCACACCAAACACCGCGGCGACGGCCTTCTGCGACACGCCGCTCTCCAGCATCTCCATCACGCGCCCCTGCTGCTCGATGCTCAGCGCGCCGTTGCCCCGTGCGTTAGGATGTCGGGTCAATGTAAACCTCCACCGTAAGCGTGTCCGTTGACCGGTCGATCTGGTTTCGCATTACGCACCCAATTTCGCCAAGTCGCTCGCCAATCGAGCTTCAAAGCGTTCGGGCCAGGCTTCGCCACCCAATAATCCTCGAACAGGTATGACTGATTGCTCATGTCCAGATCGGGCCGCCACTCCCTACCCTCCTTGAGCCATTCGAGAGGAACCGTCTTGCCCTCGGGGTAGGTGCCTTCGCCGCTCGGCCATCGGGTGCCCCGCGCAGCGGCTGGCTTCTTTGCAACTGCGATAGCAGTTGTTTCTTCCTTTCTTGATGGTTCTATTGAAGGTTTATGTGACCTCACGTCACATGGGGTGTGATCTGAGATCACATCCGGATGTGATTTAACGTCACATAGCAGAAAATAACGGTTTGCTAGCTTTCCGGTGCCGTTGGTGCGATGTTCAACCCGGATTAAGCTGGCCTCGACGAGGGCCTTCATCACCCGGTTTACTGTCTCGCGCGGGATACCGCAATCGGCGGCGATCCTGCTCTGGGACGGCCAGCATTCCCCTTCCTCGTTGGCATGATCGGCTAGCTTGAGCAACACCAGTTTGGCGGCCGGGGTAGGACATTTTGCGTCCCATGCCCATGTCGATGCCCGGACACTCATTCGATTCCTCCCTTCGCCAAATTGTCAAACCTTTGCCGCTCGCCTGACCATGCCACGCGAGCCATGCCGGTGCGCCCATGGCGGTTCTTTGCCACATCGATCTCGGCGAGCCCACGCACCTTGTCGATCTCCGCCTGATGATCAGCCAGACGCCCCTCGAAAGCGTCCTGCCGCTCTCTGGCGTTGCGCTGAAGCCGCTCGCGTTCGAGGTAGTATTCCTCCCGAAACAGGAACATCGCCACGTCGGCGTCCTGCTCGATGTCGCCCGATTCCCGCAGATCCGACAGCATCGGCCGCTTGTTGTCGCGATGTTCGACGGCGCGCGACAATTGTGACAACAACAACACCGGGATCGCAAGCTCCTTGGCGACAGCCTTCAAACTGCTCGTGGCGTCGCCGATCTCTAGCCGCCTGTTCTCGACGCGACCGCCTTGGCGGATGAGTTGCAGGTGATCGACAATGATCAGATCGAGCCCGTGGCGGCGCTTCCACCGCCGCGCCCGCTGCCGCATCTGTGCAACCGACAGCCGAGCCTGATCATCGATCGCTATTGGCATCCCGGCGAGGATCTGTTGCGCCTCGATAAGCTTAGGCCATTCATGCGCCTCAAGATTGCCATGCCGCTGCCGGTCGGTAGAGATGCCCGTGAGTCCGGCGAGCCAGCGCTGCGTCAACTCGCCCTTGGTCATCTCCAGCGAGAAGAACAGCGATTGTTTGCCAACGTGTGCCGCGTTAAAGGCTATCGTCGAAGCCACCGCGCTCTTGCCCATGCCGGGACGACCGCCGAGCACGATCAGTTCGCCCGCTCCCATGCCGGCAATGATGTGGTCGAGGTCGGACAGCCCCGTGTCGACGACCGTTGCCCCACCTGCCTTGTAGGCCGCCTCGATGTCGGCCACGGCACCGCGCGATATGGTGCCGACAACCTCGGCGCTGTTCTTTGCCGTGGCGTGAGCGATCTCGTAGAGCCGCTGTTCGGCGGCATCGACAACATCGTCCGCCGAGCGCCCGGGATCGGAAAAGTCCGCCGCGTCCGCTATCGTGTCCTGCGCGGCCAGCACGATCTCTCGCCGCCGGGCAAGGTCCGCTATCTGCTTGGCGTAGGAAGGGCTATTGAGAACGGACACCGCGCCCTGTAGGAGCCGCATCAGGTATTTGCTGCCGCCTAGCTCGGCATCGTTCTCGAATGCCTTTCGCAACAGCGCGGGGTCGGCCTTCTCGCCGCGCCCGAGCCGCTCACCGATGAACGCGAAAATGCGACCGTGGACCCCGTGCGAGAAATCGGCCGGTCTCACGATATCGATGACGTGCTCATAGGCGTTGTTGTTGACGAGGAGCGCGCCGAGCAGGGCCTGCTCAACCTCGGTGTTGTGCAGAATAGGCCAGGGATCGGCTGGCGCGTCCGTCATTCCCCGCACGCCTCGACGAACGCCACCCGAGCGGCTGTAACAGCGCGCCAGGTCTCAGGCGTATCGTGCTTGAGACGAGCTTCGATGGCTAAGCGCAGCCGCTCCCACGCCCGATATTCGAGCGAACCAATGTTCGGTATCTGTGGCGATTGCACGCGCACGCTCCTGTCCCTTGTCCCCAAGGAAGGCCGAGCGCGGGCCGCGACCTAAATCGTGTGGCCGGGGACAGGCGCAACCGGGTCAAACTCCTATCCGTCGATGGGAGGTGGCCCGCGCTCGTCGGCGATTATATGGGATGCGGTCGGCGAACTCAAGCGCAGATGTCCCGGACGAACCACCGTCCGGGTTTTCTCTCGCAGCGGAATAGGAGACGATCATAATGCCGGTCAAATAAGGCGGGAGG